GTTTTACTGCTACTGCTGGATCTGGTGGCACTGGCGCTGGCGGTATGGTTGGTCTTATTCGTCTCCGTGAAATTACAAATACTGCACCTACAGCCAATGCGGGAAGTGATCAGGCTAAGAATAGTGGCGATCTTGTAACTTTAAACGGTACGGCATCTTCTGACGCTGATGGGGATACGATAACCTACGCTTGGACTCATTCATCTGGCCCATATGCAGGAAGTCTTTCATTAAGTACAGCCGCAAGTCCTACATATACTGCTACCGGCTCTGGAACTGATATTTGGAGCCTTACAGTAACTGATATGTGGGGATTGGCATCCTCTGCTGATACTGTTAATATTGTCGTCACTGCTGCTAATGTTCCGCCGACGGCGAATGCTGGAGTTGATCAGTCAGTTCTTCCCGGTATAACTGTTACATTAAATGGAACAGGTTCTACCGATTCAGACGGTACTATTTCGGCATACACTTGGACGCCAGCTTCTGGTATTACTCTATCAAGTAACACTGTGGCGAGTCCCACATTTACTGCGCCGTATGCAATGGTTGATCAGTCATATATTTTTAGTTTAGTGGTTACGGATAATAATTTGGCAAATTCAGCTTCCGATTCTGTAACCATAACAGTATATGCACATCAGGAATGGTATTTCAACGGAACAGGCTGGAAGCCAGAATTAGTCAATTATCTATAGATACGACAGAATCTAGTGGGCAGATGTTTGATATTGAGCGTAAGAAGGAACTCGATAAGAAGTTGAATGAACTTCTTATCGAGTTCCAGGACGTAATTGGTCCTGAAGTTTGTAGTATTCATGGTGATGAAGATTGCGACTGTCCGGCAGAAAACTACGTCCACAAGGAAGGCTGGTCTCTTCCTGTGGATACTGTTGTGATTTCTCTCTGGATGGATTCTAGTGATGATACCTACCTAGATGTGCTTACACCTGATAGGCAAGCTCACTCTAGGGCAAGTGGACTACTCATTGATGCTATGCGTATGATATGACTGCTGGTGTGGTTCATCAGTGTCCTTTATAGGTGCAGCAAAGCCCCGGAAGCTTTTAAACTTCCGGGGCTTTGTCTTGTGCTACTTGGTTTGTGCTACTTCTACCAGTTCAGGATGACTACAGTTCGGGCAGTGATCTTTTCCATCCTTACGTGTCCAACCGATATCCTTTGTCATCCTACGAAAATCCTTAGGAGTGAGCGGCGGAACGATAATAAAGTTCTTGCAATCGTCGCTATCGCACCCGAGAGTTTCATTAACTAGCTTCATCTTGGTTCTCCTTGATAGATTCTGGCATTCCAATCTCATGCCCTTCACATAGAGCATCGAGAGCTTCATCTAGACCATCATTAAGTCTAGTAAGGTTACCCCTTTCTCTGGCGTGCATTTTATTTGCGTGCTTACATAGAATACCGTGACAACGATGATTAACGTATGTTGCACGTTTTCCATGCGTATATCCAAGCGTCTCTTCGTCGCTTAGTTCTGCGGCTATTTCGAGAAGCATGGTTGGCTTGATAGTATGGATGATCTTGATAGCCCTTATAGTTTCATCAGTGGGCCAAATTGCAGTGATTCCAAATTTCTTGGTTAGTTCATAGAAAAGGACTTGATCGTCCTTTGAAGTAATTTCAAGCATTCTATTATGCCTCCGTCTCAATTGCGTATCGCACGCTTGGTCTTCCAGGGGTTTTTTGGGCTAATGTCACTGCTCTGAGGATATTTACCTTAGTAAGAGATTCAAGCATCTTAGATAGTTCTTGGGTTCCTCTTACGCTTCTAGGTAGGCCAGACCTCACGATTTCTCTAGCTGTCGGCCAATCCCCAGTCCTTTTATTGAATTGCTTTATCTTCGTGACAATTTCACGTTCAGCCAACGACTGTTGGCTTTCGGCTTCCAAGTATTCCTGTCGGAAGATTGCGTACGCTTTAATGTACTCGTACAGCTTCATCGCTCTGTTGTAAATATCGAGCGTGATTTCAGTACTCATTTCATTGATGGCAAAGAGAAGGCAAATCTTTTTGATTGTTAGATCAATACGACCAAGTGCAGGATCGTACTCATCCTTGTCTTTTGTTATGAAATCATTCAAATCTCGATTAGCTTGCCATTCAGCTTCACGAGATAGGGATACTGCCTTTTCATCGTTGGCCCATACATGGATTCTGAAAAGTTCCTTTTCGGCAGCTGATAGATCGATGCTGACGTTTCCCCAGAACTTTCCAGGCTTAGGGTGTCCACCGACAAATAGCCATCGATTGAGGAATCCTGAGTCTTCATCTGCTTGAGAAAGAATTCTCGATAGTGATTTAGGCTGGGTAGTTGTGAAAGCGGAAGCGAAGGGCAACTCCGCGATTGTATCTCCTGTAGCACGCGAGCCGGTTGTGACCCTATGTTTGCAATCATAGAATTCGAGCATTCGGCTTCCAAGGTCACTGCCGGAACGTCCAGCAATATTCTTGAATGACGACAATTCTTCGAAGCGAATAATACCACGGATCGGTGCATAGCCAGTTACCACCATAGTTCCTGCACCAGTAACACCCTGAATAGGATGACTGAATGCTTTGATGAGATATTCGGCAGAGTTAGGAGTAGGGATTTCCTTAACGCCATCCGGATAATCCATATCTATCTTGAACGGAAGAACTTTATCAACGATGCGGTCTAGGTAGTAGCGAGACTTGGATTTACCGGTACCGGAACCACCCATGAGGCAAACGAAAAGATTACCATAAACCCTAGGGTTGTCGTCAGCGTAAACATTTCGTCCTGCGGCCATTCCAAGAGCAAGCATCGCATTCCAGAAGTGAAACTCTTCCACATTGTAATCCTTAGAGGTTGCCTCCAAGTATTTATAAAGGAAAGTGTTTGGCTTGAGAATTTCTCGCCACTTGAGTGTATAGACTTCTGACGATGCAAGTTGAGCTTCGAGTTTCTTCTCAAGCTCTTCCTCATACTCAGCATCGGTACTAATTATAGCTGAAGCTATAGTTCTCTCAACTGTATGTCCGTTAGTCTTTACCGGTTCAGATTCAGGCTCTGGTTGATAGATAATATCGTCAGCGCCGGGAGCAGCGAACACTTCGTAACCAAAGTGTGTAGCTATGGCGCGGCGCAACTCAACGAACTGAGTTGTCTTGTAATTATCTACATCAAATCCTAGACCGATTGCTGCAAGGTCATAGATATCTCCGCCACGCTGACAACCACCGCAGTGCCAAGTATTCTTTTCAGAGTTCATCCAAGCCGAGGGATTCTTATCTGCGTGCCACGGATAGGGACACGAAATCATGATGCTCTCAGTTTTACGCCCGACCTTAGGCGTCATCTTATGGATGAATTCTTTATATGCTCCAACTATTCCAAGACGATCGATAAGTTCATCGATAGTTTTATTAGCTTCTGCCCATGCTTCATCGACGGGCTCAACTTCAGGGATGGATGCTGCATATTGAGAATAGTCAATTTCTGGCGGTGTTGCGTCAGGTAGCTCAGGATTTTGTTGTGCACTCAATGCCCTACGGGCAGCGAGTGCTTCCTGAAGCTTGGTCAACTTATTTTCACCTACTGTTAATTAACGGCGTCGAGAATCTGACCAATACTGGCAGGCTCAATCCGATTGAGTGGGAGTGTTTCATCAATAAAGAAGGTCCGATCTTTCGGAGCCCTCAAATTAATTCCATAAGGCAGGCGAAGAAGGTTTCCATAACCATCTTCATTAATCTCCACTTGCTTCGGGAAAGCTTCAATCTCGAAGAGTGCATACTCGGGACTGTCATCTGCCGTCCACTGGTAGAAGACGTTTCCTTTAGAAAGTTCGAATCCACCAAGAGTTTCAATAACAAGATGCGCGGCATCATATGCATCTTGAGAAGGAATCAAACCAGTTAATGCGTAAACGTGTAATCCCTTTGATCCCGTGTAAGAGATAAGGTGGGGGACTTCAACTTCATCAATTCCGCGTGCAAGAAGAGAAGCTATCTCTCGCATTGACATTTTCATCCAATCGCGTGCAACGTGACCACGATTGAGCCAAGCTTCACGAAGATTAGTCTCTTCAAAAGATGCGTACCACTGATCCATCTCTTCCTCATATTGAGGAAGAAGAATGGTCGGGAGCATTCCGATCTTCTTTAGATCAATATCGAATGCGAAGAGTTTACAGGTCTGATCGGAATTTACGATGTAATGTCCATAAGTTTTCTTACCAGAGAAATGGTTTTCAAAATCTCTCATAACCCACGGATGGTTGATAGGTGCGTACGCTCCGAGAATATCTGTTCTCTGGATTGCTTTTACATCGCGGCGAGCAATGAAATGTTTTGCTAGGAACTTAGCCATTGTAATAACAACATCGGCATCAGATTCCGTATGCATTAGCATTGGCCTACGTTGGCGCAGTTCGTCAAGAGTAAGGTTCATCGGCAGTCCTCTTCCTCAAACTTTGCTGACCGATAACTTGGTGCAAATTATCTGTCAGAAAAACGGTGCTTCCCTATGCTATCCGATGACAGCCCTAGTCCGCCAGTCGCCACGCCGCCTCGGGGGTCTCCCTAGCCTAGACCTCAGGGGCCTAGGCCGCAGTCCTCAGGCGGGCAACCTCGGGTCGCTGGCACCCCTTTTATATACACGCGCTCACGCGCGTGGGACGCTTCTCGATTACCGGCAAGCAAACTTGACCTACGTGCCATTTGTGCTAGATCATGTTTGAACTGAAAGGAACGCAATGACTGAACTATGGTTTAGAAACCCGCTACCATACATGAGTGAACTCAAGGAAGTAATGAGTGAATTCAACATAGTATGGGATATTGCTTATCTTTCACACTGGGACCGTGATCCTTTTATATTTATGTGCATGAACTTTGGTCTCATAGGTAACTGGCGTTTCATGGTTGTCTATGGAATAGAGCGATACGCTGAGATGCGAGATAATCACAACAATCTAGTGGGTAATTATCCAGTCTGGGATGCTAGTATGGATAATCCACAACTTCTTATTGATTACGTTTCTAATCCTGAATATTTAATACATGGTAAACAAATAGTTGAAGAACAAGAACATCGAGTAATTATTTCTAACCTAGATGTGAAGAATAAGCACGAACAGCTTTATGAAATTGCTGATCTTCAGAAAAATTTTCCTGATGTAAAAATTCACATATATAACACCTTCTCCTATCAGGCCATTTTTGGCCTAGGATTCTACTCTGGTGATGTTCATCCCAAGGATGCAGCAGGTATAGGTAAGGTGATTCTTCCGAGTGGCAAGCAAGTGAAGTACACTGAGTTTGAGGATGCTGGTCACTGGATCGAAATGCTTGGATTCAGTTGGAAAGACTTGCAGACCGATAGGTCTCTACGTATTAAGTATAACATCGTCAGTGCAACTTGGGCTGCGATACATTTCAATGAACTACCTTCATTTAAGCGTAAACTTTCGTACATACCAATTAGCAGTGCGGCAGGACTAGAGGTTATTCTTAAACGAACTCCAATGATGACTACTGGACTTGCGATTCAAGAGGGCGACAAGAAAGCTTGCGACTTTTGTACCTTATGGAAAACTTGTCGTTATTTTAGAGAAGGATCGGTGTGCATGATGCCCGGCAGTGACTTTGAAAGTATTGCTAAAGCTCTACAAACTCGGGATGCTCACACAATCGCTAGAGGTATTGGTGATTTGCTGGCAGTTAATGTTGAGCGCATCGGAGAAGCGCGAGAAGCTGAACAGGGTAGCGCTGAGTTAAAGAAGAAGTTTATAGAATCTCTAGATGATGAAGATGATAAATTGAAGGTTGCCAGAGTGTTGGCTGATGGAAAGAATTCTGGCGTCATCGATCCTGAGCTTACTAAGCTTATTGATTCAACGGTGAAGCAAGCTGTTGCTCTTGCAACTCTGTATAAGATTCCAGAAGGTAAGAGAAAAGTTATTATTACACTTGGTGCTGGTTCTTCCGCTGCCGTAACTACCAGTGGAGCCGAGAGTCATGCACAACTTACTGCTGGACCTGCTGAGATGCGTGAACTTGCCGCTCAGGCTGTATCTGCTCTTGAGAAGGCTGGAATTCCTCGGGAAGATATTACTGAGGAACATGTTAATGAATGGCTTAGGCAGAATATTGTTGAGGGTGTTGTTGAGGAATGAGTACTACTGTATTCGATGATATTAAGTGGCTCAAGGCTCATCCAGATTTTGAATTTCGTCCAGCTAGCGTTGATGAGTTCCTAGGGCCAGAATATCTAAATATTGCATCTAAGGTTCGTCCCGGAGTGAAGGAAGTTCTTTATAGTATCTTTGGTAAAGTTGCGCAAGAGGATAGGATTTCTGTAGTTGAGCGCGCAATTATGACTGGCGCAATTGGTATTGGTAAGAACTTTCGTACTGATGAGTTGATTATGACTCCATATGGGATGATGAAGATTGGCGATCTAGTTCCTGGCAATGTTGTTATTGGTAAGAATGGAAAAGCTACACGGATATCTGGGGTGTATCCAAATAAGGATATCCAGTACTATAGGATGACATTCTGTGATGGAACTTCTATAGAGTGCGGAGAAGAGCATCTTTGGGAAGTTGACCAAGATGGAACTCAAGGCCATAGGAAGGTAGTTCTTTCAACTAAACAACTTTTGGAAAAAGGTCTTCGCTGGAATAGCAATCGTAAGTGGCGCTTCTCTCTGCCTAATGTTGATCCAGTAGATTTCGATGATGAAGAGATTGTGGTTCCTCCATACTCTTGGGCAGTTATTTTCCTGTATGGGATTCTACTTGGTGATCGTCTTTATATTATCGTGAAGAACGATAAGATCATTAAAAGAATGACTGAGGAACTTGCGCCGTGGGCTATACCATCTAGCCGTGATGGAAAATTCTGTTTCCTCCGTAGAGATAATGGGATGGGTAACAGACTTTGGGATGAAGTAAATAACATACCTGATGACGAAAATAAGCGAAAGATTGATGATCGCTACCTATGGGGTAAGGCTGTTGATCGTCTAGAATTTCTGCGTGGTTTGATGGATGCGAAGATCGCTAAAGGTCAGTACAGGGATACTACTTACTATTTCCAATCTAATCGTGAAGATTTGCTTACTGATGTTGTTCACCTAGTGAGGTCGCTGGGTGGATATTCTCGTATAGTAACTCGCCGTGAGTACGTGAAGGGATTCTCTAACTATTATCCATCTGCTCACGTAGTTCTTCCACAAGGACCATTCTGGGCTTACAGTTTTTACAATTACGATCCTAAACTTGGGATTGGAGCGCAAAAACTAGATTCGCGTCGCATAGTTTCAATCGAGAAGCTGGATATCGGCGATGGTGTTTGTATTGCAGTAGAGGCTGCTGATCATCTTTATGTTGTACGAGATTTTATCGTTACACATAACACTACCTTTGCGTCCATTGCGCTTCCATATATGGCGCATTGGGTTCTATGCTTGAAAGACCCACAAGCTTATTACAACTTGCTTCCCGGTTCTCGTATCGCTTTCATGCAGATGAGTACTAGTGAGCAGCAAGCGCGGGAGGTTATCTTCGGTGATATCGATGCGCGCATTAAGAACTCGCCTTGGTTTAATAAGCACTACCCAAGAGACTCAAAGTATACTAAGCAAATCCGCTTCCCTAAGGATATTTGGATTATTCCGGGCGACTCGGCCGAAACCACCTTCGAAGGATATAACATCCTCGGAGGAATTCTAGATGAAGCTGACTCTCATAAAGTAGTTAAAGAAAAGGACTACGCTCAGATTGGTATGGAGACTATCGAGAACCGTATTAAGTCTCGCTACGTTGACCATTCTGATCCAAATAGGGAAGGACATAAAGGTCTTCTCATTGTCATTGGGCAGATGAAGAGTCAGTTTGGTTTTGCATCTCGTATCTATAATCAGTACGTAGAAGACCCGCGAGCGGTTGCTGTACGTATGGCTATCTGGGAAAGTTTCGGTTGGAATCAGTACATGATAGCCGGGCATCGTAATTCTTTTTGGTATGATGTGAAGCGCAAGAAGATTATTGATGCAAGTGTAGCAAGTAAGATTGGTCCTCAAGATGGACACATCATTGAGATTCCAAAACAGTTCCTATACGAGTTCCAGATTAATCCGGAGAAGGCTCTTAAGGACTTGGGTGGTATTCCACCGGGCGCCGCTGATCCATTTATCTCGCAGGTACAAAAGATAGATGATGCCGAAGAACGCTGGCTGATGAATCATCCTATCGGTTACAACCCTGTACTAAATAAAACGATCGCTCCCAAGATTATGTTGCATGATGTTCCATCTCCTAGCTTGCGACGTTCTGCACATATGGACTTTGCGTACTCTGGCCTTGGTGACTCTGCTGGTATTGCTCTTGGGCATATCAAAGAACTTATGGAGAACGATCATGGAGATATGGTTCCATATATTTCTATTGATATGCTCATTAGGGTAAGGGCAACTCCCGGTGAGCAAGTTCTTCTCTCGGATATGCGATCCTATATCTATGAACTGATTAAGGAATATCGCTATAAAATTCATCGCGTAACTCTCGATGGTTTTCAGTCCATTGATACTATGCAGCAATTTCGTAAGCGTAAAATTTCTTGTGATTATCTTTCGGTTGACCGCAGTAAGGAACCATATGAAGCTTTGAGAGATGCTCTATATGAGGATCGTATAGAATTTCCTCCATACATGACTTGGCTTAACTTCCAGTCAGAACTCAAGGCTGACGATAAGATTGACATTATTCGTCGTGAACTTTCTGCACTCCAAGATGTTGGAAATAAGATCGATCACCCACCTGGCGGTAGTAAAGATGTTGCAGACGCGGTAGCTGGCGTGGTTAGCAGCTTGATGAGTGACAGCACTTATCGAAGGGGTGTACCATCACAAAGGCGTAAGGCTGATGATTCTAAATCAGCAGTTCGCAGTCTTGATGAACTTTTTAAAGATTTCGGAACCGCAACTGGAACCTCTAGTACTCAAATGGTTACAGGAAGTGGTTCTTTAAATATTCCAAATCTTTCTGGCATGATTACTGCTGAGAATTTACCACCAAGGTTTCGCCCACAAGGGAGTTAATTAATGACACAGCTTCTAGGCGCAAACGGGCGACCTATTTCGAGTGAGTATAAGAAGAAGGATACTCAGCCCATCAAGGGTGAAGCGTTTGGTGTTTGGGGTCCAAATGCAGATATTCGTTATTCAAATCTTCCCGGAATCGGTATCGTACAGTTCGATCTTAGTAAACTTACTCTTGCTGATTTTAGAGTTATGCGCGATCACTACCAAGTTAACGCGAGCTTGAATGTTCTTAGTTTTATGCAGCATCAGTCAGACTTCCATATTGAATGTGACAACAAGAAGATTGCTGACGAGTGTGAGCGACAGCTTCGTAATATTTGGACTCAACTTAATAGGTCTATGTCTGTAGCCAACTGGGCTGGATATAGTCCGAACGTTCTGCAATGGGAGAATGACGAAATAACTAGCAAGACTGAACTTAAGAAGATCAAGGATTTGGAGCCCAACTCATGCGGAGTTCACTGGAAGGAAGTTGACGGATGGGTTCCTCCCGGCTCTAACGCAAAGAATAAGATCAAGATTTACGATGGAATCCAGCAAGCCGGAGCACCTTGGTCGGTTCCTGTAGATAATTCATTCTGGTACCCGCTACTCATGGAGGGCGGTAATTATCACGGTCGTAAGCTTCTTCGTCCTGCATTTACTTCTTGGTTCTTTAGCATCCTAATCCATATGTTTGCTAACCGTTACTTTGAGAGATACGGTGAGCCCGTAGTTAAGGGGCGTGCACCATTTGAGAGTGACGTAAGTCTTCCTGACGGTCAGAAGATGAACGGCCTTGAGTATATGGTTCAGGTTATGAAAGACCTTCGTAATAGAGCGGTAGTTGCTCTTCCGGATGATAAGACTGAAATGTCCGGCGGTCGAATGGAATTCGATTACGATATTTCATACATGGAATCAGCTATGCGCGGCGCGGACTGGGAGCGCTACCTTACTAGACTTGATGAAGAAATTAGCATCGGACTTTTCACTCCTATTCTTCTTCTTCGTACTGCTGATGTTGGTTCCTATAACCTCGGCGTCGGTCACATGCAGATGTATCTTTGGATGCTGAACGCGATGAATGATGATCGTGCTGATTACATTAATAAGTACATCTTGTCTCGTATGACTGATTTTAATTTCTCTACCAAGGCACCTAGGCCAAATATTGTTTTTCGCAAACTTGGCAATCAGAACGTTGAAGTTCTCACTGCTGTAATGACTGAACTTGCAAAGCAGGGAAAGCTTGGTTTTGATTTCCGAGAACTTGGCGAGATTACTGGTATGACTATTTCTGAAATTAAGCAGACTGTTCTTCCAAACACTCCTGTTGTTGATCCGAATGCTCCTGCTCCCGATCCTGCTGCAACTAAAACTGATCCTGCTGCAACTAAGACTCCTGCTAAGACTCCTGCTAAGACTCCTGCTAAGAAGTAGCATGAATTCTGAGAAACAAGAACTACGTTGCTTCTGCTCTAGGCAACCACTGCTTGCCATCTATGGAATACGAGATGGCAAGCCTTTCGTGCATATCAAGATTTATAAACAGAGCAGAATTTTCGGAGAAATGCTTCTCGAAGTTGGAACTATGAAGATCAAATGTAGGGATTGTTTTAGGTGGCACACTATAACGATTAAAAAGGGTGAAGTGAGACTTGATAAGGTTGATCCTACCCCGTGAGTGGCCTAAGCTACTGTCCATGTAATCTGGAAGGTTAAAGATGTTCACCAAAGTTGATCTAGGGAGAAACACCTTCTCTCTGGGTATGGATAACACTATTGATTTCGCATCTAATGGTGTTAAAACGTATCGCAAGGGTGGCGATCCTAATGGCCCCCTTATGGTTGAAGGTATGCCGATATTTCGTAGCGGCACTTTCAGAAACTCTTGGGGTGAAGCTACTAGTTGGACTGACTTCCATATCAATCAGATGGTGGCTAATTTTAACAACCTCAAGGATTCTGGAATCTTTGCAGATGTTCCTGTTCGCTCATCTCACCCTGAACCTTGGTTCCGTAACTCTACCGATGAAGTTATTGGTTATGTGACTTCTCTAACGGCAGCTAAGCGTAATCATCCCGCAACGGGAGTTGAGCATAACTATCTACTCGCCAACTACGAGGTTACTGATCCCGCAGCGGCAGCTAAGATTGAAAAAAAGACTTATCGAAATAGGTCGGCAGAAGTCGGCATGTATGTGGATAATACTGAGGCTGAGTACTACCCTGTTCTCATGGGGTTTGCCTATGTTGATATCTCGGCAGTCGAGGGTCTAAACTTTGGCAAACACGCAGATATTAGGCGTTATGCTCTTGATGAGGAAGGTGTTCTGGTGGGTGACGCAAACAATACAGATGAGACTGAGGAAGAGGTAGTCACTCCTGAGTCTGACGTTGATGAAACTCCGGATGATGAAATCGTTGACGAAGAGGAAGTTACTGAAGAAGTTTCTGATGAGACTCCTGAGGAAACCCCTGTTACTGAGGAAACCCCTCCTGCTACTTCTACTAACTCTGCTTCTAGTACAGTTACCGATTCATTCTCTGTCAATTTTGCTGGTAGGACTATTACTAGTGCGGCTGAAGCTCAAGCACTTATTGATAGCCTTTCTGGTGTCGTTGTAGAAGATCGTAATCAGTACGTAAACCGAATGTTCTCTTCCGGTCGTATTACTGCGGGGATGAAGGATGGTCTGGCTGAATTCACGGCAGGACTGAGTATCGATCAGTGGGGTCAGTTCCGTAGAATCTTCGAAGACAGTCCAGTGGTTCCGGCGATTGCCTTCCGTACAGGGACTCCTGACGAAAGTAGTAATGAAGAAGTTAAGGAACTTTCTCAAGTTGTAGAGCATCTTACTAGGGCTCTTGGTGAAGAGAGAGTTAAGGAAACGCCGTCTTATCAGAGGCTGCAAGTTATTAAGGAAGGGAAATAATGCCTAGCTTTAGCGCTGGTGGTTCTACCAGTACTCCGTTTGGTGTTAATGAGTACTTGCGTTCCGTTCGGGACGTTAAGTTTGAATCTTACACCTGTGCAGCTTCGACTGTTCCGGCGGTGACTATTGATGGTGTTGGTGGTCAGAAAATTCTTCAGCGTGGCGTTGTCATGGCGAAGATTGCTTCTGGTGCCGATTCTGGAAAGGTTGGTCCGTTTACTCTTGAGACTGCTAATGCTGATGGTCGGAAGACTTCTAGTAATATCGTCGGCATTAATGATACGTTCCTTCCGTGGCAACTCATGGAGCGTGACGTTGAAATTGCCGTTGTTTATGAAGCGTCGATTGTCGATGGGCGTCTTCTGGAACTTGATGCTTCCGGAGCTTTTGCTGCCGCTAGTGCAGGTACCATGACCACCCTTAAGACTGGTACTCCGCTTTATAAGTACATGGTTCACTAAATAGGAGATAGAGACGATGCCTACCGATCAGCAGCTTGCTGGAAATATTACGGGCACCAATAGCTTCGCTAGCCCGATTGGTCTTGACCGTATCGTTCGTAAGGAAACCTCTCTTGGGGCTATCCGCGAAATGCCGGTTCCTGAGACTCACATCGGTCTTTCGATGTTTGCGCCCTTTATGAACGTAGATAGTGATGATGTGATCTTTGATTACATCAAGGAGGCAGTTACTGGCGGTATGTCCCCGGCGCGTGCGGAAGATGCTGAGGCAGAACTCGCTCGTAAGGATGATATTTGGTACGGTCAGGGTCGCGCTTCTATCATCGACTGGGCTGAAAAGGATCGTTATTCTGCCAGTGATGTTCAGCGTTACCGTGAGAACATGATTATTGCTCAGCAGGTTAAGGGTCTTTCGGGACTTCAACTTAATGCTCCTGAGTCCGCTGTTCAGTCTTTCGATAACAAGGTTGCCAAGGATGATGCGTCTCGCTCGCGTCGTCTCTATAACCGAATTGAGTGGCTTATTCAGCAGGCAATTTGTCAGCCTTAAACTTCATATACACATATGCCCTAGTTGTCTAGTTTCCAGGGTTTATCCTCATTTCCCGAGTACCAAGGCTCCTGTTCTTCTTCTTCCTCGTATTCCTCTTGGGTAGTTCTGCCGTTTTCAACACTTTCCAGATCACTTTGAAGATAACCGCGTTCGGTTTCCGTCATTGTGCCTGAAACGATAAGAGCAGTATTGAAGTCACCCTCTTCCGGAGGATTCCCGTGAGTGATGTCTTCCAGCGTGCATTCGTAGCATTTGTC